TCAGGATCTCACCCCATTTCCCCCATGAGGAACTGGAGTTCGCCTGTTCCGCTTTGATCTCATTCATCGCTTGCACATAACGCCCAATCCAGCCAACCCCGTCAGACAGGGCGCTTGTGACGGATGAGACGGCCGGCGCCATGAGCCCAGCAAACTGATAGGAGACGGATTTCGTCGCGACCCCCAATCGATCGAAGGCGTCATCTGCCCCGCTCAGTGCTGAGAGCGTGTTGTCGGAGAGGACGGCCCCGAAACGTTTCGCGGCCTCCATGCTTTCCTTGAACCCTTCGGACCCTTTGTTAAGGATGGGAATCAGGTCGAGGCCGGATTTTCCGAAGAGCTCCACGGCCAAGCGGGCCTTTTCCGCCCCATCCGGCATCGCCTTAAAGCGATCGGCAATTTGCAGAATGACGGCGTCGGTCGTCTTGCCGGAGACGTTGAGCTCTTCGAACGTGTTGGCCGCGGCGCTCGAAGGATCGTTCGCCTCGACCATCATTTTCGACAGCGCCTTCATGCCGGTCGTCAGGTGATCGGTCGTGAGATTGTTTTCCGCCAGCGCCACACTCCACTGCTGAATGACCTGCTTCGCGATGCCGGTCTTCTGACTCACCATCTCGATCTGTTCCGCATGTTCCCCGCCCGCCTTCACGGCGGCGATGGTGGCGGTGGTAAGTGTGGCGAGGACGGCCGCTCCAGCCGTGCTCACTTTGGCGATGTTGTCTCCGAACGCATCGGCGTCTTTGGCCGCTTTGTTTAAGTTTTTGGTCAAATCATCGATGTCGGCCTTGATCCGTAGGACCAGACTGCCCAACTCACCCATTGCTCACCTCCTCTAAAGGCCCACCTTCATTGTGGTGTCTAATCCCTATGCAGATGGCCTTGATGACTAAGAATCCGAAGCGCTCGTAGTTGTCTTGTGTGATCAACCGTCGCACGATCTTCAGCCGGAGCGGTGTACCTCCCCGTTGCAGCCCTGCCCAGATCATCTGCTGAGTAAAAGCAAGATCAACTGGGCATTCCAGTGGCGTCGAGTTCTTAAACATTCCGAATTGTTCCGTTGCGAGACGAATGGCTGCTGCATCGATCAGAAGTTGACGAGGCCCATCAAGCTGGATTGGTAGACTTCGTGGAGTAGTCCTCCCTGGCAAAAGTTCCGCCATCCTTACGATTCCTCCTTCCAACGCCGATTCGTTCGGTCTGTATTCATGGGCCCTTCACATTCGTCATGGGTCGCTGTAAATACTCCCGAATGAACCGGATCAGCTCTGCGCGCAGCACGTAAGCCTCGCCGATGTTGTCCCGGTAGCATTCGAGCTTTCCGGCCGTTATCCAATACTGAACAGTCGATCGATACACCCCGAGTAGCTGAGCGATGGACGCCGGGCTGAAGGAGGGGAAGGGGGGTATCGCAATGGGGAGTGGAACCGCCTCCGCGGGAACGGGATGGCTCGGTGTGCGGTGCAGTACAGACTTCCGAGGTACCCATCCCTCTCGACGTCCTCCTATCCATGTCATCGATCACGTTTCACCCAGCTCGATCGTTTTCGCGCTTCTGGGTTTCGATGTACCCAGCTGGACTGATCCGGGTCGACCGCTGCTGGCATCGGCGGCTCATGTCGCATGACCGTTAAGGTCTCGAGATTCGGATTGAGAATCGCGAGCGCCGTCATGGCATAAATTCGGAGATCGAGCGCCTCATTGCGGCTGCGTTTCTTCCGGTAATACGCTCCCATCAATACGCCGCAATCCCATTTGTTGACGCGTTCCTCGGCGGTGAGCTGTTTGAAATATTCCTGTTCGTCGTCGGTGTAGGCCGGAAGGTCTGGAAAGTGACAGTATCCGGGTCCTCGCTCTTCGAGCTTTAGCCGGTCGAACAGCGTGTCCTTGGAGGTATCCGTCCCAGCCAAGAACAGGCGGATGCCGTTGACGATGCTGCCCATCTTGTAGACGGGTGCCCCAGGCTGACTGGAGCCCTTCACGGCCCAGATGCGGCGACTCTGTCGAGGTAGCACAAACTCATAAACTTCTTTCGCGTGGTGTCCGGTATCGATACAGGCGGTGGCGACGGTAAGAAATCCGCCCGTCTCATGGTCCCAGGTCCGCTTCAACCATTCGTCCACCTGATCCCAGAGGGTCTTGTCCGTAGGCGATCCAAACCACTTGCGGTAGTCGATCGACCAGCTTTCTTGTCCTTTTCCCCAGCCGACGAGCTCCGCTTCGATGCGATCTTTTTGGACATCGATTCCGGCCGTAAGGACAACGACACCATCTGGTACCGGGGCAGGATAAATCTCAACTCGGTTATGCAGGTCCGATTCCTGGATGCGTTCGCCGGCCTCCTCCCAGGTTTCCGCCAAGTTGGTGTTCGTAAATGTTTGTTGAGCCCGGAGATCGTGGTTATGAATTATCTCTGTCCACTCTGAGGCGAGCTTCGCCCAACTGTTGACCCAGCCATAGGGCGCATACAGTGCATTGAGCCAGAAGCCGGCGGCCTTCAGCATTCCGCCGTTTGCAGGATCCTCAGCTTGCCATTCACCCTCTGCCAGCATCCGTGGCTTATGGGCTTCACCGATGTACCGGTGACAGTGCTCGCAGAGAAACTTGGCTTCCTCTGGCTTTCCCTCTGGCCAGGTGAGATTTTTCCACCAGAGCACTTGGCCATGGTCACAATGGGGACAGGGCACCAAATATTTGCGTTGATCACTTTCGAGGTAAGCCTTTTCAATCACACTGCTTCGCTTCAGGAGAGGCGTTGAGCAGCGATATATTTTGTGGCGCGCATAGGTCAGGGTCCGCTTTTCCGCAAGCTCGCAAGGGCTGCCTTCGCCGTTCACGTCAGGCTCGTAAGCGTCGACCTCGTCTAAGAATAAATTTTTTGCACTCATGAACCTGAGACCTGGGCCGGAGTTGGCTCCAGTCAGACATAGAATGCCACCAGTGAATTCCTTGCTCATAATCGTGTTGCCCGAATCTCGTGAGCGCGACTCGCGGACGAGCCCTCCGAGGCAGGTAACGGTCTCGAGCATTGGTTGAATGCGTTGCTTGGAAAGCTTCGCTGCCATATCCAAGGTAGGTTCGACCAGGAGCATTGGGCACGGAGCTCGATGGATCGTATATCCGATCCAATTTGTTGCGGCCGCCGTTCCACCAACTTGCGCGGGTTTCATGAACACAATTTCACGGACTGGCGAACTGGGAGAAAGCGCATCCATGATTTCTCGTAAGTAAGGCACGCGGCTGGTTCGCCAGGGCCCCGGCTCTGAGCAAAATGATGAAGATAGGATCATGTGACGGTCGGCCCATTCTGAAATCGTCTCGATCGGATCTGGCGTCAGGCCTCTCAGTAAGTAGTCGACAGCTTGGGTCGCATCAACAAGTTCCATCATGTGCTCTTCGCCTGTTTCCTATCTGGTTGTGGAACCCGAAATCCTTTTCTCAATGCATTGCGTATGAGCAATCTCACCACCTCGATTTCAGACTGCCGCCAACATTTTTGGTCCTTTGACATCCGGTGCCTTGCCTAGGTTTTCGAGTACGTGATGAATTTCACTGCGTAGCAGATCGAAGACCGCAGTTTGGTCACTTTCTGCCGCCAGCGGTCCAGCCAATCTGTCAGGTAGATTTTCAAGAGTGTCGCGGATCTGTCGGCCAGCGGTGAACCAGGCCTTCGTCACCCCCTCCTTGGACATGAGTTCCCCTGTGAGACGTTTCAGCCTGACTTGTTTGAGCTCATTGTCCAATTCGAGCTTTCTAGTAAGTTGCTTGTCTCTCCCCTGGCGAAGATCCTTTTTCTTCAAGAACTGGACGTAAGCCAGAACAGCCTTTTTGGGATCGTGCATTCCGTTCACAGGCGGGGGGAGTATCCCGTCCTTAATCATGGCCCCGACACGCTGGGCCGATAATCCAAGCGCCTCGGCTAACTCGGTGTTCGACCAACCATAAGCTCCGTATAAACTAGGCTCGGGGAACATTAGAAAATAAATTCCTCCACATTTGCCCTATACGTATTCGGTTCCTTCCGCCTGGCCTTCACTATTGATCGTCCTCCGATCGCTTCCCTGAGACCAGCGGACGCTCTCCATCAACCTCGAAAAAAAACATCAGGGCCTGGCCAAATACCGCGATCACGCGTACCCGCATGGCGCAAGTGTTGGGAAGGACCCGCGAAGGCTCACGTCTTGCTGTTCCAGCCATGAGTCGTCGTTCGATAGAGTGACTCGCACTCGAAGCTCCAAGCCGTTGGTTCTATCGCCCAATGGAACCATCGAGTCCTCGTTCTTGCCGAATCCTTCTGCGGTATGCGTCGAACGAACCAAAGGAGAGGAACTCCTCACTTAAATCTGAGTTGGTCGCAAAGACCGACTCTGCAAGAGCAAGGGTTCCGATTGAGGCGATGGCTTCGTCAGACAGCTGTTGTTGTGTCATGGTCAAAGCAGCTCCTTGTTAGTGGACGGGTATGTGCGCGGTACGACGCGCTGAGGTTGAGACCCATGATGCAACGCTCGCCAATAGGTGATGAAGCTCTCGAGCGTTGGAAAGGTTTCTTGTAACGGGAGGCTCCTGCCGTAGGCGTATTCGGCCAGAGGCTCATCCGTGATACGGCTGATGGCTTCATCTGTCCAAGGCTTCGTTCGGAGCGATAGCTCCAGGTTCTGACGTTGGGCGTTGAAGGATTCGCGCAGGGCGTTCAATCGTTGATCTTCCTTTGTGGGTTGGTGGGAAGACCCTCGCCTTGGATGGCCGGAACGCTTCAGCGCTGGCAAAATATTAGCGACCATGGTTTCGGTAATCCGGTCGATGACTGGTTTGAACCGCTCCGTGATTCTTAGAAATTCCTTGTCGTCCATGCGAACTCCTTGGCCGTTCCTTATCCTACTGAAGCGCGGGGAATACCGTTCCCACGTGACGCCGCCACAGCTGGAGCAGGTGGTTCACTTCGCCACGCGGAGTGCTCAGCCCTTCCCAAGCGGTGGGCTTGTTGACCTTCAACCGCAGTTCCCTATCGATGACAGCTGCTGCCAGGGCTTGCTTTTGCGCATGAAGATGGATGGCGTGGAGCTGGTCATTGATGTTCAAGGCTTCGTCGAGCAGTTCCACGAGGCGGATCGTTGCGCGTTCGTACACAGCTACTAGGCCTTGTGCTACGTGGAACTTTGCATCGGTCTCGGCCTGTGCCAGAAGCGGAGCCAGTTTCTTTTGAGCCATTTCGATCGCCGCAAGGTTATCTTGCAGCTCTCTCGCTTCCTGTTCGTAGCTAGCGATGGCCTGCTGAATGGCGTGTCCGTCGCTCGCCGGCAGCTCTTCCAGCAAGATAGCGGCACGGCACGCGAGTAAATCTGCCTGGCTTGAACGGATCAGATCCGTGAGTTCTGCCTGTCGTTGGTGGTGCTGGGTGGCGCGTTCTGAAAGCTGTGCGGCTTTCTGCTGAACCGCGATCAATGCGGGGCTTTTGCGGTAGTCGAGCTGTAAAGCTTCTTGGACATCCATGTGATGCATTCTCCCTGGTTATGTATTCGTGATTGCCGTTGTTCGTTGTGTTTTTGATGAGGGCCAGCCGCCAGAGCTACGCCCGGCCCTCACTGACCCGGCTCCGTGACGACCGCTCAACCACGGTGGACGGAGCCGGAAGTCAAAATCTGAGAGCATCAGTTCGCTCTCGGTGAGATCGACCGCTTCGAACGGCAGATCATTGGAGAAATGTGCCGAGAGTTGTCGACGGAATTGGGCGATCGGTCCGTTGTGAAGAGACTCCTGCTCATTGTTCATCATCAATCCCTCAACCATGGTTCCGAATTCCGCTGCTGCGGAGCCGAGCCACCGAAAGGCGACTCGACCCCAGGTGAGATGCAGACTTGCTGATGCCGGTCACCCGCCGGAATTGAACGTCACTTCTATGTTCGCCCGACCCCGCAAGCTTCTGATTCATCGAGGGGAAACCCATGCTGAAGGTGAGAAGAGAAGAGCAGAGAAGAGTTGAGCTGAGATGAGTGATCATCGCGCTCCTCCCCCGAGGCGGCCAATCACCTCGACAATCTGCGTCACTCGGCTGCATGGTTCGCAGGCCGACTGTGTACTGTCTTCTTCAGATGTTTCGACCTTCACGACAAACAGATAATTCCCGAAGGTGGCCAGCCGAAATTTT